ATATTTAACTGCTGATGATATTAGAGAGTTTGAGTCTAACGCATTTAAGAATACTTATTATATTAAAAATACTTTATGGAGAATATTAAGTATAGATGGATATTTAGCAGGAGGAAATAAAAGTACAAAAGTAAAGTTATTAAAAGTAGTTGAGAAACTATCATACGACTGTGTAGCTAGTCCTAGTCTATTTAACTTAAATGGAACTATTACTTATGTAGACCCTGCTAATCCATCAGGAGGAGCTGTTACTATTACAAATACTTGTTGTGAAGAATTAAATCCTGACTGGACTTTTGTACAAACAAATGAATCTACAGGAGAGGGCATATGCCATTGGAATTTAACAGTAACTCAAACAAACCCAGGTGGTGGGGATGGAACAATCCCTGAGGAAAATTATGATGAGCAAACTTTTTCATCTATGTTACCAATGCCAAGCAATACTATTGCTAATCAAATTATATTACCAGGACAACAAGCTGCTATATACGCTACAGCATTTTTGTCAACGACAACTTTTGGAACTACATTAGCTAAATTAAAGAATATATCTAATGGCTCTCAAATGAGTCCTCCTGTAGATTCTATGACATATATTAAGATGGATTTGATAGGAACAATAGCAGGAGCAGATAACAATACTAATGTGGGAGAGGTTGCTCATTTTCAGTACGATACAATAGTAAAAAGAATAGGTAATGAGTTTTCTTTTACAGGAACAAGTGGAGGAGTACCTTTAAAAGTAAATAAAGATCTTAATTTTCCAACTCCAACAATTAGTATGACTACAACAGATGGAGATACAGGAGAATTAATTTTATCAATCACATCAGGCTCAGCAGATTATAATATTAAATGGGTAGCTAAATTAGAGTTAATAATGCAATACGCATCTAATGAAACTTATGTGCATTCATTAGCTTTATTCCAAAATGGAGATAATATATTATTTCAAGATGTAAACTTTTTAGAATGGAATTAAAAGAAATAGCAAAAATAATGCCTCTCGTTTTGAGGATGATTAGTAAACAAGAATTTGAAGATAAAGAACTATACTTTGTTTACGGACAAGAAGAATATACTAAAGATTTAACAAAAGTAAAAAAACAATTTAAAAGACAATTAAAAAATACATTTAGATTATGGCGTTAGGAAAACAATTTATAGACTTATTTTTTAGAGTAGAAACTAAAGAGGCTCAAAAAGACATTGAAAACGTTGGAGAGGGTTTAGATAATGTGGGTAAAAAAGGCAAGGTTGCTTCAGGTGGGTTAAAGTTAGTAGGTAATGGGTTTAAGTTTATAGGTGGAGCAATTAAGGCAGCAGGTATTGGTTTACTTGTAGGTTTATTAGCTCAATTAACAGGTGTATTTCAAAGTAATCAAAAGTTGGCAGATACTTTTGGTAGAATAATGATTAAATTACAACCTATTTTTCAAGTCCTTGGAGATGTTATTAATGTAGTTGTTTCAGGCTTAGAATATTTAATTGATTTATTTACAGGAGCTATAGGGTGGATAGGAGATTTAATTGGTGTTACTGATGGCTATGCTTCATCTTCAGCAGATTTAGCTGATGAGATTGTAAACTTGAGGAATGAGCAAAAATTAATGAACGCAGAATTAGCCTTAACGCAATTACAATACCAACGAGAAGCTGAATTACAAAGGCAAATTAGAGATGATACTTCCAGAACTATGGAAGAAAGAATTGCTGCAAATGAAGAATTAGGGAATATACTAGCACAACAATCAAGTGATGAGATTGAGATGGCAAATGTTGCTTTAGATTTAGCAGAAAAAGAATTAAGTCTTGATAGAGATAATATTGATTTACAGGTAGCTGTAATAGAGGCTAAAACAAAACTAGCAGAAATTAATGAAAGGATTACAAGTCAAAGGTCTGAGCAATTAACAAATCTAACTTCTTTAGAGCAAGAAAGAGCAGATAAGCAAAAAGAACATTCTGAGAAAATACAGGAACGATTAGCAAAAGAGAAAGAGGCTTATGATGATATAATGACTGCTATGAGAAAAAACATAAAAATAACAGAGGAGGAACTGTCTCTTGCTCAGATGTTAAACCAAGCAGAAGAAGAATTTATAAAAGCTAAAGAGCATTTAGAAAGTTTAAAAAATAATGATATTACAAATAATGAAATAGCTATAAAACAATCTAAAGAATTAATGGCTCAAAAGAAGAAAGAGAACGAGCAATTAATGGCAGATATAGAAAGGATGAGGGCTGAGGATGAAGCTAGATTAGAATTTGAGGATGCTCACGAGGAGCAAAAAGATAAAGTATTAGGTATTTACGACACTATGTATGCAGGCTTGAGTGATAAGCAAAAGGAGTTTATGGATAGGATAAAAGTAAGAGAAAAAATTAATGATGCTGATAATTTAGAAAGGTTACAAAATGCTACAGAAAAATTATTATTTTTAGACCAAGACTTAAAAACAACTTTACAAGAACAAAGGATGAGTGGATTGGATGAAGATGACCCTTTATTTCTTAACGTAGAACAGGCAGAAAGTGACATAGAGCAATTAATGAAATTTTCAGATGATATTCAAGGCTACTACGATTCAATAGCAGACCAAACTGAACACCAATTTGATGGAGCAATAGAAAGTAATCAAAAAGCTATAGAAGAAGCTGAGAGATTAATGCAACAAAATCAAGATAATATAGATGCTAATAATACTGAAATAGAAAGAAAGCAAAAAGCTCATCAAACAGAAATGGATGAAGCTCAAACTGCTTTTGATAATGCTCAAGCTGAATTAAAAGCACAATCTTTACAGGCAGTATTAGAATTTAGAAAATCAGACCAACAAAAAGAAATAGATTCTATTACAGCACAATACGATAAAATAATAGGATTAACTGAAGAAAACTCTATACACGAATTAGAATTAACAGAAGAAAAAAATAGACTAATACAAGAGATAAACGATAAATACGACCAAGAGGCATTAGACAAGAATAAAGCATTTATGGATAAAATGTTTAAAATGGGTAAAAATGTAACGGATAAAGAAATAGAGTTAGAGGAATATAAAACACAGAAAAAGAATGAGGCTTTGCAAATGGGTATAGCGTTAACTGAAAAAGGCTCTGCTAGTTACAAGGCTCTCGCTATTGCTAATACAATTATAGCAACAAGGGCAGGGGCTATGCAAGTATTTGATGACCCTGAAATGCCTACTCCTTTAAAGTGGATTACAGCAGGTTTAATTGTAGCTCAAGGATTAAAAAGTATTAATGAAATTAGAAAAACTAAAATCCCAGGTAGTGATAGTGGAGGTGGTGATTTGGGTGGTATAGATTCTGGCGTTAATGGAGATATGGGAGGGGATGTGCCTAATTTACCAGGTGGAGCATTAGGAGAAAGCGATAGTCCTCCTATTCAGGCGTTTGTTGTAGAATCAGATATTAGTGATGCTCAATCATTACAAAATGATATAGATATACAGGCTAGCCTATAAACAAAATATTAACTTTTATATATACTATTACAATGGCAGAAAAAAAAATAAAAAGAAGATTAGTAGAATTAATCATAGATGAAGAATCTGAAAGATTTGGAGTAGAAGCCATAAGCCTAGTAGAGTTCCCTGCCATAGAGGAGAACTGGGTTTTTTTCAATAAAGACAATTTCCTATCCTTAGCAAAATTAGATGAAGAAAAGAAAACTCTTGTAGGGGCAGTTCTTATTCCTGAGAAAGAGATACCTAGATATGACCAAGAACTTGATGAGGAGTATGTAGTTTACTTTAGTAAAGAAACTATTAAACAAGCTCAGGAGCTATTTATGGGTACTCTAAGGAACAATAACGCCACCTATGAACACAAAGTACCAATAGATGGTTTAAGCGTTGTAGAGTCTTGGATTAAAGAAGATGAAAAATATGACAAGTCCTCACAATTTGGATTTGAAAAAATGCCACTAGGAACTTGGTTTGTAAAAATGAAAGTCAATAATGATGAGGTTTGGGAGAAAGTAAAGAATAAAGAAGTAAAAGGATTTAGCATAGAGGGTTACTTTACAGACAAACTAATAGAGGCTTCTAAAAAGAAATATAAAAAGAAAAAGAAATACACTAAAGAAGATATATTGTCTGATGAAGATTTATTAGATAGAATTAGAATGATTATAACTCAAGATGAAAAAGACCAGTTTGAGTTAATGAAAGAATACATTACGAAAAAGGCTTTAGCAAAATATCCTTGGAAACAATGTATCGCTGATATGAAGAAAAAGTACGGAAAAGAATCTGCTGCTAAAATCTGCTCAGCTATTAAAAGTGGTACTGTAAAAAGGTAGCCTGTAAACAAATATTAAATTAATTATATATACTTATAAAAATACTATACAATGAAAGACACGTTAGAAAAAATCAAAACTTTATTATCTATTGATAATAAGGAATCTAAGGAAGTTAAAATGTATGCTGAAATGATATTAGATGATGGCAGAGTTGTAGCTACTGAAGATGAGCAATTTATGATAGGCTCTGAAGTCTTTGTAGTAAATGATGATGGTGAAGCTAGTCCTTTATCAGCAGGTTCATATACTATGGAAGATGGAGCTAAACTTACTATTGATGATGATGGTAAAATTTTAGATATGGGAGAAGAAAAAGAAGCTGAAGATGTAGAAGCTGAAAAAGAAGATAAAGAAGAAATGGCAGAAGAAGCAGATGTTGCAGACTGGGAGGGAATGGAGAAAAGAATCAAAAACCTTGAAGATGCTGTAGCTGATTTAAAAGCTGACCACGATAAAATGGATATGTCAGAAGAAACTGAAGAAACAGTTGAAGAAGAAGTTGAGGAAGTAAAGGAAGAAGAAAAAGTAGAGATGTCTAAAGATATGGTTACTAGCTTAGTTGAAGAAATAGACCACTTAAAAACTAAGTTATCCGAAATGGAAGAAACACCAGGAGCTGAGGGTTTTACTCACAATCCTGAAACGAAAACTAAATCAAATAATAAAGTAGATTTAGCTAAAATGACTGCAAGTGAAAGAGCAGCGTATTATATTAACAATAAATAAATTTAAAAAAAATGGCAAATAAATTAATAGAACTAAATAAGCAATACAATTTTGATATTGCTATTAATCCTGCTACTACTTATGCAGGAGAACAAGCTCTACCATACGTTACTGCTGCTGTAAAATCAAATGATACTGTTGCAAAAGGATATGTTAGAACAATGGATGGACTTACTAGCAAAGCAGTTATTAGTAGCTTAGTAACTACTGATCCTATTGTTGGAGCTGCTTGTGGATTCTCTGATGCAGGTACTACTACATTAGGAGAAAGAGTGCTTACTGTCACTGATTTAAAAGTAAATCGTGAGGTATGCCGAAAAACACTTTTCCCTACTTGGGTTGGAAAAAATATGACACAAAATGGAGATTTACCAAATAGCTTTTCTGACTTCTTATTAGAAGTAGTTGCAGGACAAGCTGCTGCTCAAATAGAAAATGGTATATGGGTAGGAGATGCTTCAGGAATATTTGGAGCAGGATTTGTTTCTAATGATGGTGTATTTGACCAATCAGGACTTAATGCTTCTGCAACAGCAGACTTTACACAAGTTACAATGAACTCAGGAGCTGCTACTACAAACGCTAATATAGATGATGCTTTAGCTTCAGTATATGCAAGTGTAACAGGTAGCCACCCAGGATTAGAATATAAAGAGGGTTTTGGATTCTATATGAATAACAAAATGTTTAGCTTCTATTCTCAATTCTTAGCAGGTACAGCTTCAGGACAAGGTATTAATATGTTAGGTTTAACATTAAACCCTGAAGGACTTAGTTACTTAGGACACCCTATTTATAGATGTCCAGGTATGCCAGATGATTGTATAGTTGCTACTTACAAAGACAACTTAGTATTTGGTACTAACTTAGGAACTGACCTAACTGAAGCTCAAATTATCCCTACGTATCAATATGATGGTAGCGACAATGTAAGAGTTGTTATGAACTTCGGTATAGGTGTTCAGTCAGGAATAGGTACAGATGGTGTAGTTGGTTGTATATTTTAATATACACCTAAATTAATGGGGGTTGAAATATACCCCCTTTTATTAACAATATAAAACTAAAATAAAATGGCTTGTAATTTAACTAGAGGACTTTTAGTAGACTGTAAAGACCAGATTGGAGGATTAAAAACAATCTTCTTTGCTGCTAATTACTCCTCAAACATTGGACAACATTATACTCCAAATGGTACAGACCCATTACAAATAGATACAGCAGGTTTTACAGGATGGAGTGCTTATGGTACGCCAACAGGTTCTACTATGACTTTGTACAAGTATGACCTAAGACCTAACCTATCATCAATGACTGTTAATATTAATTCAGATGCTTCAGCAGGAACTACATTTTTTTCTCAGACTTTAAGTTTGACACTACAAAAAATATCAGTTGCTCAAGCAAATGAGATTAAGTTAATATGCTACAATAGAGTACAAATATTCGTTCAAGATAATAACGATAATGTATATCTATTAGGCTTTAATAACGGAATGGATGTAACAGGTGGTACTATTGTAACAGGAGCTGCTAAGGGAGATATGTCAGGATTTACATTAGAATTAGAGGGGCAAGAGAAAGAACCTATCTTTATGATTAAGAGAACAGCAGGTAGTGGAACTGACTATCCGTTTGATGCTCTAGGAGATGCTGATTCTGAACTTACTATTGTATCAGGAACATAATTAATAATCGTTACTCAATACTATTAAAGGGTAGTCCTAGTGGATTGCCCTTTTTTATTAAATAAACTTTATAATAACTAAAATAGTATAAAGTATTTTTTATAAAACTGACATTTACAAACGAATTATCTATATTTATATATACTATTAAAAGACTAATACTATGGCTTGGAAAGTAAAAAAAGAATGGCAAGGCAAAAGTCCTGCAAATGTCAACTATCCTTTAGATGAATTAACACAAAGACAGATACTAAAAATTAGCGAAACATTAAGAAACGCTTATTTTGAGCAGGAAGTTGCAAAACCAAAAAAGAAAAAAGTTAAAATAGAAACAGATTCTTACAATGAGTACACAGACTAAAGTTCCTGATTTTGATATGATAGATGAATACAATGAGAAGTTTAATGAAGCTACTACAGAAGAAGAAATATTAAAAGTTATAAAAGAGTATCAACATAAAATATGGAAAGATAATGTATAATTGTGATTTTGTTTTATTTCCTTTTGAAACAGTTTATTTTTACGAAAATCTACAGGCATATACAACTTTACCTACATCAACATATTGGATAGTCCTAAAGGTTACAGGTAGAAATAACAATTATCAGCGTTCCTGTATAGCAAGAGACCAACCTTCTCCTGATTATACAAGTCCATCATATACAACAACAGATAGATATGTAAAATTTGGTATTAATTGTTGGATTCCTAGATGGGATAATTTAGCAGGAAGTATAGATACTTCAGCTAATAAATATGTTGGAAATATAGAAACGCCTACTAAACAAATTTATGATGTTAAAGTTTATATTGCTACTACTAGAACAATAGATACAGACCACGCTGATGTAACCTTAATACCTGAAATAAAGCCTGTTTTATATACTACTGATGAGAATAGAGATATTGTTACAAATGCTGCAAACTGGGCAGATTACTTGAATCCTGCTTTTGTTACTTACAATTCTTATACAACAAATGACTTAACTGAAGTTGAAATGACAAGTCTTGGTAAACCTGCTTCAGCTTCAGTAGATAATAGAGATGTAGAATACGGAGTACAAACTTGGACACCTAATTATACCAACTAATGAAAAAGAAAAACAATACAGAAATATCAGTAATACATTTAGCAGAGTTTAATCTGCCACAGGTTACTGAAACAACTAATAAGGATTGGATTCAATTCGGTACTGATAATATGTACCCTCAATATCTACTTGAGCTATATAATGGTAGTAGTATTAATAACGCTATTATTAAAGGCGTTTCAGCTATGATTTATGGAGAGGGATTAGATGCTACAGATAGAGAAGATAGTGAAGAACATAAAGAACAATGGTTAAGGCTTACATCTTTACTAGGACATTCACAGAAAGACCTTTTAAAGTGCCTAGCGTTTGATTTAAAGCTGTTCGGTATGTGTTATGTTAATACGATATGGAACAAGCCTAGAACTAAGATAGTGGAGATGTATCATATCCCTGCTCAATATATAAGAAGTGGAAAAGCTGATAGTTATGGTAATGTAAATGAGTATTACTATTCAGCAGATTGGACTAATACTAGAAAGCACAAGCCAAGAACATATAAAGCGTTTGATGAAAAGGACAGGACAAATGCTAGTCAAGTATTATGTATCAAAGATTATTCTCCTGGTAGTTATTATTATTCGCTACCTGACTATCAAGGCTCTACTTCTTATATTCAATTAGATATGGAGATTGCTCAATTTCATTTATCTAATATTAAATCAGGTATGTTCCCTAGTATGGCAGTAAACTTTGCGAATGGTGTGCCTACAAGAGAGGAGAGAAGAACTATAGAAAGACAGATTAATTCTAAATTTGGTGGTAGTGGTAATGCAGGAAAGATACTTATAACTTTCAATGATGGAAAAGATACTGCTCCTGAGATAGTTCCTATCAATGCTAATGACAATGCAGACAGTTATCAATTTCTATCTACAGAAACTACTAGAAAGGTTTTAACTGGACATAGAGTTACGAGTCCTTTATTATTTGGCGTTAAAGGAGATGGAGGAGGATTTGGTAACAATGCTGATGAGCTTAGAGATTCTTATAGTTTATTTAACAATACAGTCATTAAACCATTCCAGAATACGCTTTTAAGTGGATTACAGGACATTTTTAATATTTGTGATATAAACCTTGATTTGTATTTTAAATCGCTTAAACCTGCTGATTTCATTGATATTAGTAATGTAGCTAAAGTAAGTGAAGATGAGCAAGAAAAAGAGGGGATAGATACAGGAGATGAAATAAAGAAAGAGTTTACTGAATTATCTAATGATGAATTTGATATTTTATTAAAAAACTTAGAGGGAGAACAAATTAATGAGGATGAATGGGAAGTTGTAGATGAAAGAGAGCAGGGTACAGGAGATGATTATGAAGAATGGGCAGATAGATTTATACAAAAGAGAGAAGATTTTGCAGTAAATGAAATTAAAAGTAATGAAGATAAATTTAGTTATTTAGACAAGTCTTATTATAGAGTAAGGTTTAAGTATGCTGTAGGAACAACAAAAGGCTCAGGAAGTAAATCAAGACCATTTTGTGAAAATATGATGAGATTAAGCAGAGGAGGTTTTGTTTATAGAATAGAAGATATAGATATAGCAAGTGAAAGGGGAATAAATAGACAATTAGGACATAATAAAAAACCTTATGACTTATTTAAGTTTAAAGGAGGTGTTTACTGTAGACATAAATGGAATGAGGTATTATATAGACTTAAAAAAGGAACTAAATTAAAAGATGGTCAAAGTTTAGATAATGACTATAACAAGGTAGATAGTATTCCTGCAAGTTATAAAAGAAAACCAAAAGGATTAAGAGAAAGTAAAATAGCTCCTTATAATATGCCAAATAATGGTCATTATCCAGGAGTAAAATAAATTAAAATTATGGCAATAGAATATACATTTACAAGTGCAACAGGTATTACATCAAGTAGTGCTTATCATAGAATTTATAAAATAGTTTATAATAATAAGAAATCTACAGCTACAGCAACAGCAGAGGTATTTCACGATTCATCAGCTAGGAATAGTAATAAAGTACCTATTGATGTAGTAGAATTTGACTTTACTATGTCAGTGGGAGATACAGATAAAAACCCTGTTAAACAAGCATATACTGCTATGAAAACAAAGACATCTGTAAAGAGTAGTATAGGTGGATCAGTAAATATAGATTATACTAATAAAGGCGTAAAAGACGTATAAATTATGGCAATACAACACACACTTTTCATAAGCACGGACAGACTAAAAAAAGATTCAGCTCTTGGTGGAAGCGTAGACGACAATTTATTACTACCATATATACTGATGGCTCAGGATAGATATATATTACCTGTACTTGGAACTGATTTAAATAATGCTTTAATTACTAAAATTCAAGGTAGTAGTTTAGCAGGAGATTACCTTACTCTTTTACAAACTTATATACAACCTGCTTTAGTTCAGTTTGCTTTTGCTACTGTATTACCATTTCTTAGGCTTAGAATGGTAAATAATTCTGTAGTAACTATGAATAGTGAGCAAGGTTCAAGCGTTTCTCATAGTGATTTAAAGCCTTTAATTAATGCAAGTATAGACCAAGCAGAGTTCTACAGAGAACGCCTCATAGACTATATAAGAAACAATACGAGTAGCTTTCCTGAGTATAGCTCAAATACAGGGGCAGACCTTAATCCGACTTCTCAAAACTATTATGCAGGATTAAATCTTGATGTAGCTCCAATGAGTAACAAAACTAAATCCTTTTTACAAGGAGCAGATATAACAATATGTTGTTAAGATATGCAAACAAAACAAAAGGAAAAAAATATTTAGATAGTTATGGCAAATCAAAGACTGACAGACAAAACATCTCTAGAACAGCAGGTAGGGTCAGGTGATATCCTGATGGTGGTAGATGTAAACGATACTACTGGTAGTGCAGAAGGTACGAGTAAGAAGATGGATTTTAAATACTTAATGCAGACAGATAAAATTTCTGTTAGTAATGCAGAATTTCAAGATTTAGGCGTGGTTGGGGGAACTCCAAAAACTTTAGTAGGGGCTTTAAGTGGTTATATGATAACTGTATATAGTGTTACAGTATTAACTACATACGCTTCATCTACAGAATCATCTAATGCTGATTTGCGATTTAGTTATGATGCTTCAGATATTTCTAACTATTGGCTACAATATAGGCGTTTTATGAATGGTGTAACTACAGACAGTTCTTTTTGCTTTGCCCCTGTTCCAAGTGGTGTGGGTAGCTGTAAAACTTCTTTATTAAATAAGCCTTTTGTAATGTCCTCCTCAGTAGATTTTAATGGTGGTTTTAGTGCTGATGTTTATGTAACCTATGCTTATACAAAAGTTTTATAATGAAGATAACTCATACACATATATATTTTATATTAATAGTTTTTATTCTAGGACTAGGAACTTGTAAAGCTCAATTCTTTAAATATGCTACTATATATTCTTCAGGTAGTATTAATACAAGTATGGTAGAAAATCAGGACTATATAGCTATAAATAAAGGTTATGAAGAAACAACTC